AAAGAATATCAGATTTTAAATCTAACCTACATTTTTGATGGCCCTTTTCCTACATTTTATCGTGGCCCTTTACAGGTTTAATCACACGAGCAAAACTACTAGGATCCATAATTCCCCAACCCAAATATGTTTCAGATCGTAAATATACTTGATTGTACCCTTTCAAATCATTTCCCGAATTATCCGGATCACCATACTCAATAACTTCTAAAGGAATCTCTTTTGCAAATCCCCATTGGAAGTAATTCGCAAAATCTCCAATAATTGCCACATCATTTGAGCTGGCTGAAACAGTATTATTGATATCCGCTTTCAATCCATTAATTGATCCTGGATTAGCACCCCAAGCAAGTTCAGGGAATAAGCGGATGTTGTTATCTCCACCTGTTCTCATATTTGCTAAAGCTGCTGAAAATTGAGGGTCTGCAGCAAGCCCTGTAACAATTCCTTCTGAACCTTGAATTAAAGAAACAGCTGCTTCAATATTGGTATCTGGATCAGAAGCATTAAATTCCACCGTTTGAGTTACCTTGCTGTCAAAATGATTTGTACCAATAACTGTTGAAGCTGCTCCTGTTCTTGGGTTGATACCATGGAAAGCCATCAGGTCAACACCACGAGCTAGTTTTTTAGCATAACCTTCATTGAATCCCTTAATAACTTCAATCTTCTTTTCATCAGAAGAATACATGAACTCATCTGAAACACGAGCGCCATATTCGACTTTAATAGGTACCATCTTGATTGGCGCTAAAGAAATACCACCATGTGATTTCTTGCCATTTTCTGCTACAATGTCAATTTCTGAATCCATTGAGAAGACAAATTGCGTTGTACCATCAAACGGGATCGCTTCTTGTTGAGACAAAATAGCCAATGAGCTTTTCCCTTTTACTTTGTTGATTAAATCAGTAACTAGTTCTGGATCAAATAAATTTCCTCTTGATAATGTTGGCATAATATTATTCTCCTTCTTGTGTTAATCCTTGGATTAATTTTTTATATGCACCATCTTTACCTTCTCCTAAATTATTTTCAGTATTTTTCAAAGGTGGCGGTGTTTGTTTCTTACTTACTAAACCAGCTAATCGTTCTGCATCAGCCTTGATACTTTCTTCATCTGAACCGATTAAACGATCCGCTAAATCAATAGGTAATCCATTTTGTAATGCAATTCTTGTACGCAAATTCACTGTTTCTTTCTCAGCGATTTGTTTATTAAGATCAGCTATTGTTTGCTCATGAGTCTTAGCGGCATTGTTTGTTTCTTCAATTGTGGATTTCAAAGCATCTACTTCTGTCTCTAATGCAGCATTACGTGTTTTGATCTCATCGTAATCAGCGATCTTTCCTTTTTCACGACTCAATCTCTCCTGAATAATTCGGTCCAGTTCCTCTTGTGTTTCAATTGCTTTGAATGTCATAATACAAACTTCCTTTCTCCTGCTTGCCCGGCAGTTCGGTAATTTTTCGTATTAAAAAACGACTACCGATAAATAGTCGTCTAATACCTTTTTTGTTGTTTTTTCTTGGGCTTCTTAATATTACAAGCCCAATGCGCTAATAGCGCACTATCCATTAAACAGATATCTCTATCTTCAAATTGCGATTTATAACCAAATCCACCATTGCTACCGATATTGCGCTTCTCACTGTTCGTTACTACTGAACTTAGAGAAGGTTGATCTTTGTGGCAAATTGTTTGTTGGAATATTCCTTGTTCCCATAATGAATTGGCAGTAATGATTTCTGATACTTTTGGAAGGATCGGCGCTTTGAGTTTGAACTCTTCCATTTCTTTAGTTAGGATATTTTGACCGCCGGCACCGTCAATAACCACTGTATTTACGTTAGCTTTTTTCAAGAAATTAATGATCCATTGATTGCCATTCCTTACAGATACGCAATCAATTGTTTCAACGAATATTTTTCCCGATAAAGTTTTAACCGCAATACTCATTGCAACATTCTGGCCATCATTCCCATACTTGATACCAACATACAGCGGACCTTTCAATACAGGCAGAGCTACTACTTTCAACCTTGACCAATCACTAGCAGAAATAGCCGATTTTTGATTGTACTTAGGCCAGTACCCCAAACGCTGTACGTTGTGATCGAGTTTGTCATCGCCAAGTTCTGCTTCAATCTTTCTTTCAGTCAAATGATAACCTAATGAAGGATTGGAATGGTACCAAGCCTCGACATCATGGATATTTTTCATATCCTCAACTGACCATTCTGCCCAACCGGAATACTTCGATTTACCAAATAGCGTAGTATCACGATAACCTGTAAAAACAGTACCACTCGAAACCGGCGTTGGTGGCGTACCACACATAATCGTCATAGGATTTTTACTGTCTGTAACGGTATACTTCAAAGCTGATTCTTGCTCAGTGGTGTATTCTTGAGCTTCATCTATTACAAGTAAATCAAATCCTTCTCCAAGCCCACCACTAGATGTTCTTGTTCTGAATTGGATCACACCGCCAGTTGAGTATAACTCCAATCGTTCTTGACCTTTAGCTTTTATTGAATTGAAGTCCTCTCCCTCGATATATCCCGAGTCTTCAAGCAGTTTTTTTACTTGTTCATACGAAGCGTGAGACGTACTGATCCTGTGAGCCGTATGCAAGATGCTTAACCCTTCTTCTAAAGCATCCAATTCAACAATGTAAATAACTTCGGTTTTACCATTTCTTCGTGGAATTGAGAAACCAAATTTTTGATGAATCCATAAATTATCTTCATCAATGGCCAAGATAGGTTCAAGCATACTAATTTGCCAATCATAACAATTTCGACCAGTTCTTTGATATCTTTCAATCGCTCTTTGAGATACAGATCTATCATATGGAATAATTACCGATTGAGTAGGATGTTGATTACCAAATTTCACTTTAGTAGTCATAAACTATCCCCTTTCAATCTCGATCATGCATGATTACCCTGTCGCTGGGAGATATTCGATCACTCATCCTTTCTCAAGTTAATATTCTTTCTAGCTTGAATTTTTTGTTGCTTTTGCGGATCAGCCCAAACTTTTGACCATACATTTTGTTTTCGACCATCGCCCGGTTTATATTCAACTATACATTTACATCTTTCGTGCCTTCGATAAATATCATCTGGTAAATCATAATAATCAAATGATCCGGCTAAGCTTTTGCACCAATCACAAGCATGGCCAACCAAGGTTCTGTTGATTCTTGGTCTTAGACCAGATTTCGCATGAAAATCTACATTTGCTTTAATAACATCGTCAACAACGCTTTGACTAAAATTTACGATGGGTTCTCCTAATACCCACTTAACAGTATCGAAATCTTCTGCTGCTGATATCTTGTTTACAAGGCCATTCACCCTGTCTTGATTGAAATCAGGTTTCTGACCTTTAATTTTAATTGCAGCTTCTTTGTTTAATTGCTCTTGAACATCAATAGCAAAATTCGAAATCAAATCGTAATTATTTTTCAGCGTTTCATTAAGTAACCGATCGGCAATATTAAAATACATTTTACCGTCAGGAAGAATGTCAATGCTGATATTGCTGCCTAACACATTTGCTAATATTTCTCCAATTTCAATAGCAAACTCATTTACATTTTTGTATGTGGCCTTACGATTTCTGAGCAAAGAAAAAGCAGGCTTCAACTTTTGACTATTGATTGTCTGTTCACTAAATTCATTTTTTATTTTTTCAAGTAATGTGGGAACAATGTCGTTATGCATTCCTATCTCCACCTTTTATTCCAGTTAAATCTCTAATTGTTTCACTATTGATATAACCCGGAATTGCTTGATTCAATTTAATCGCACCATCTCCAATTAATGTTAATGAATTGGCATCAGCTTCAAATAATGGTTCCCATTTAGGAATTGTTTTTGCAAACTGATATCTAAAATACGGGTAGTCATCACGTAAACAAGCAGCAATAAATGCTACATTCAATATTCCAGATCCTAACGATCGTTGCGCTTTACGCCCTGCCAGTCTCAAATTTTCATGACTAGCTCTAATAGCTTCCACCGATGATGGATTATCAGAAACAAATCCTAAGTCATCCAATGTAAGTCCTGTTTCACCTGCAAATCCAGCAGCTGCAGTTTTTAATTGTTCTGTGAAAGGTGTCATACTTGAGGTTGTGAACTGCCCTACAGTGGGAGTGGTACCACCTTCTCCAACTGTGAATTCAAGCATCGCTGATATTGTTGCTTTCCACGTATCTATCGGTTCTGAATCTTGGTCTGTGCCTAAAACATATTTTTGTGGAAAAGAATAAAATTCCGCTGTTATATCAGCACGTTCCAGCGTCCGTTTGGCATACGATTGATAATACATGCCTGAACGTGTAATACGAGAACGACCAAATGGCCGAACTGCATCTGGCCGATGAATTACCGGCACTAATAATGGATAATCAAAACTATGTTCGATAGGTTCATCCGGTATATTTTCATCAGCATAATAGTAATAAGTTATACCGGGCAGAAAATATGCTTCGATAGATGGATTTCCATCTTTATCTCTTTCGAGAACTGCATACCCTTCGGTTAGAAGTCCTGTAATTGGATCAATAATCCCAGTTGCATTGCTAGCTTCAATTATTTGTAATCTAGGTATTTCTCCTTCACCCCTTGAAATATAAACGAAAGAACAAGAAGCAATCAAAGATGACAAAACCAAGCTATCAAAAAATACATCCGGATTATTTGCTTCAATAATTTCGTTTACCTCAAAGTCATCATGTTCAAATTCACGAAAAACTAAACGATCAGCCAAAGCATCCACCCCTTTAGCACACCACCCTAAAACTGATCGATATCTTTTTCTTATTTCAGGTGGAATTGTGATTCCGAAGCTTGGTTCATTCTTCTTCATATCATATTGTCTATACCTTAAATCAACACGAATTTTATGAGTAGCTAGCTTATTTCTTAGGTAATCAATGCCATAAAATTCCATTATTTCACTCCTTTCAAAATGTCGCGTGAGAAAAAATGTACAGTGACGGCGTGAAGCTCGGCCGCCAAGGCGGAGGGGTACCAATCCCCCCTTCTCTTTGCGCTTGTATCAGTTTTTAATTTCTTTTTGGTATGATTGTATCTAAATTTTTTAACCGCCATAAGAAGCCCAATCAGTGCTTTGTGGAAGGTTTCTGTTACCTACAACTTTAGGCGCTTCATCTTTGACCGAGTAAAGTTTGTCAGACTTCTGTCTGTTGCAGGTCCAGTGAGCCAGCTGTAAGTTTTCGATGCTTGATGGATGACCACCTTTATTGATTGGCACAATGTGATCCACTACTGGACTCAAAGGATGTGGTGCCTTTAGTGTTTTATCAATAGGCTTACCGCAAATGCCGCAACTGTTGTGAGTTTTAAGCAGTACCCTTTTGTTCTTCTCAAAGGCTACCCTGTGGGGTCCTTGTCTGTCTGCTCTTAACGCCATTGTATCGGGGTCCTTTCTTTAGGTAATGGAGTACTAAAATGTTTCAATGTTTATAGATTGAAATACAGCTAACAACTTTGGGAATTGAATTGCAATCCAATCTACTATCTCTTCATCTCTTCCCCATTTACTGTTGTGATCCAAACCCGATTCAAATAAGATTGCATGAATAAGCTCATGTCTTATGGTTCTCTTTTCATAATGCTCCATAGCCTGCATGTTATTAGGATCACCATCATCAAGGGTAGCAATAAATATTTCTTTAGTAGTGAAGTCAGTTAGCCCATCGGCTCCACTTATGAAAGGTTTATCAAGTTCTGTTGTATTTTTGTAAATTGTGTACAGCGTTCCTAGCACATTCACTTTGCTAAACTCTTTCATGTGATTGCCTCCTTTAATTTAATTAAATATAAAAAGACAGCACTAGCGAATTTTGATTTGAAGTGATTCACCTCGTTTCAAAATAATGTGCTGTCTTTCTATTTATTCAAAGAAGTTTTGCGATAAGGAGCTTTCCTCCATTCGGTTTATGATTATGTGAGTAGCCATAGACCATCTCTCGTTTCTTCTACGCTATTAATATATTCCATATTAATCAAGTTTAAAACTAGAATTAGTAGTGCAACTTTTGTGCAACTTTTCTCGATGATCTTGCAATGATATCTTCATCTTCAACTTATTTTTGTTTAAAATATACTCATCGACAAAATCAATTGCTTTTCTTAATTCAGTATGTTTCTTTTGAATATACGATGTACTGTAGTTAAGATCTTCGGCAATTTTTTCTAAAGTCATTCCTTCAACATATTTCAAATACATTATTTGATTGTCTAATCCCTTAAATGACTTTATCAGTAGAACCATTTCATTTAGTTGATCTTCTAGTAATTCAATCTCTTCTTCAATTATTTGAATATTCTCTTCTAAAGAAGCTGACCTTGAGTTTTTTTCGATACGGACGTTTGCTAAATCACCACTGACCCATCGTTCCAATTCCAACTTACTTTTGTTAAGATTCCATTTCATGAAGAGAATCTGCTCTTCCAAATCTTGATAATTTTTAAGCCACTGAAATCTCACAAACGCCACTCCTTTTATGGTAAAATAATCTTGCGTTGGTCACTTTCCAAAAAGGAAGTGGCTTTTTTTATTTACCTTCCCTCTCGTCCATCTTTTTTCCAACAATTACTGCAACGACAATTATGGTTACGAATCCTGTGAATCCTAACACTGCTACCGTCATAAGCGATCGTCCTCAATGATTAGCTCCCATCTCTCGATATTATCTACTGGCAATATGATAAAGAACATATGATTTCCAATTGTGAAAAGAGCTTTCACTTTATTTAATCCACATTGAATTTCTTGCACTCTTTGAATACGTAATTTAGAACCATTACAATCATGAAAGTAGTAATCATTGCCATTATTCGAATTCGCTACTATTTGTCGTATCTTCTGTTGTACAGATCGTTTTTCCTCTTCTATTTTTAGAATTTCATTTTCTTCACGTTCTAAAGCAGCTTCTCTCATTATTTGCCACATTGGTTTTTGATTTTTCACTCTTTCATCCTCCTGCTTCCATCGCATCCCTAACTAACGGATCATTTATAATAATCTTGTACTTCATCTGCTCGTGTTGCAGTTGCTCTTGAAGTTGTTCAATCTGCTTCTGTTGATCCACTATTGTATAGGATAGCCAACTTAACCCTGCGATCGTCAGCAGTATTGATATCATAGCTAGTACTTTATAATGATTAAATTTCATTGGCTGACTCCAATAGTTCTGGGTTCTCGTAGATATTGCCACATACAACGCAATAATCTTTGATGTTATATAGCCAATCCTCATCCCCTGCTGTGAAAGTTCCATTCTCAAAAACTATTTTTTCATAGTAGTGATATCCATGTTCAGAATACTTAATTCCTACTATATCTCCCTCGAAAATCTCCATACCGTTCTTGTCTTTCAAGCCTGTTGATTGCATGAGATACTCTGGTTTCACTTCTATCCAACCAAAACCATCGGTAGCCTCAACCAAAACCTCACCATCGCCGAATCGGTTACTCGTCACTCGGACTTGATCGTTCATAAATTTCGTATCTGGTTCCCACGCTCTAAATTTTGGTATCATTTTATCCCTCCTGTTTGCTATCGCTGACGATTAAAATAATATTTACTCGGGACCCAATAACTTTATATAATAATTATTTCAACCACCCCATTCAAAAATAGGTATATACTTTTTTCTGCGTCAATAAACTTAGTTAACAGATACTTTACTAATAATTTTCTGCGCAATACACTATAAATTGGGAACAACAATTTCAAATACACAAAATATAATGTTTTCAAATGGATAAAAAATTATGTGATGATATAATATAACTGTAAGTAATAATCAACACATTTTTTTAAGGAAAGAGGTTGTTTCATGAAAAGCATCCATGCTAACTTACTTGGTAAATGGGAGAATCTGTCTGCTGATGATGAATGTAAAGTCGGTACAAGTTTTTCCTCTCCCAATATCTGGTGGGAGGAAGAAGGCCACGATTTATTTAAATATGATTACATCAATATCCATTACAAAGGTGTAGACTATCGTATCCATCCATCGTTTATTCAAGTAGTCACTACAAGTTAATGATTTTTTGTAGTATTAAGCTATTCTGATATTAGGAATAGCTTTTTTTTCTTATGAGCTTGCATTATTTGCTAGATCATGTAGTACCTATATCAACAATGTTGTAGTTATCGTTGTACTCCAACCAAGGTTATTCGCATACTTCCCCACCAACTGTTGTGGTAACTTTTGCATCAGATGGATAGTTTTTTAGTTCCTCAATTAGTTCAGCAACTGTCATTTCTTTCCCTCCTATTCCGCTATTTCTGTCAATTGCGGAATTACTTAAACTCCTTCGCCAAAGACCTAAACTGATAGACACCTCTGTTTGTTTGACGGTATACCAACATGATTCGGCTACTATTGATAACCACTAATTCTACATATTCAAAAACATCGTCTGGATTTTCATCTGCTTGTTCTTTAAAAAAATTAGTTACCTGATCATCGAAAGATGGGTCTATAAATTCCTTGAATTTAATCATCATTCTACCTCCTAGGGTTCCTCAAATTTTATTTGCTATTTGATTCATCTTCTTTTATAGGTAAATCATTTTTTTGTAGTAAAAGTAATTCCAACATTTACTTTTACATCGAATTCTTTTCCACACTGTATACATTCAAGTTGAGCGGTAGTTCCAAAAATATTGATCAATCCAGAAGATCCTAAAACGATTGATTTACCATGTTCTCTTTTACAATGTGGACATATTATGAAATCTTTAGACTTAGCCATAATTGATCCCCTCGCTTTCCGTTATCTCTTCCGATTCTGGAATTATTTCAGGTCACTGGATTTAACGAAAACACCATTGACCATCTTTCCAGTCCGTCCTTTGATTTCGTCATAAGCAAAGTTCAAACATTCGTACAGGTCCATATCATTTTGCATTGCCAAGATGATCAAGGTTACTACTGCATCGCCAATACCATCTCTTAGTGCATCTTGATCATTTCTTGCTAATGCAGCTGCAACTTCACCAGTTTCTTCGACAACTTTCAACATTTGTTTGCTAGAATCTGCTTTATCCAATCCTCTTTCTTTTGACCATTGTTCTACTAATTCAACTAACTCATTCATGAATTTCCCTCCAATTATTTTGATTAATCGTAATCAACCCCATCGTCAATGGTTCCACTCCAATCCTTATAGCGGTAAGTCCTTCCTTGTTTATCTTCATGACCATAACGTAATAAATCGCTCATCGTTCGATTTGCTTTTTTGCACTTCCGACATACGTCTTTCCGAGTACCTGTGAAAATCACTTCGTCTTTGTAAAGAACCTCTACAATTCGCAAATGGGATTGCTCCCCTCTCCAGAGTTCAATACGCAATGCTTCCAGCTCTTCCTCGCTTATTGGATCAATCTCTCGATCATCAAGGTTAGATAGATAAAGTAATCGTTGTAGTTTTAAAGCACGTTCTCTGTGACGCTTCTTTTTTTCATGTTCTTTCTGCTTCATCGCCTGTTGGTTCTGTTTCATATTGATCACCTCCTGCATCTGCTGGCTTAAACACATATTCATAAGGTTCCCACTTCTTATTTCCGAGAAGGCGATAGTACTTCCCTGCAAGTGTAATAATAAAATGATAGGTATCTGCCTTCTCCGGTACGTAACATCTTGCATAGTATTGACGGAAATTCTTGGGATTGTTAGAAAAATACTCAACCGTCCATCCTCGAATCTCGCAAAACATGGTGAATTCGACACGTGCTACTTTAAAACTGGTTATTCTTTCATCCATAGGATCACCAATTCGTTTTATTCAGAAAATCGATGTAGCCCGGCGTAGCAACCTGATAATCTTCCAACTCTTCTTCAAGAATGTACTGACGGCCATATTTTTCTTTCATGTTCTGCCAATCACTCCATGGGATAAACCCAACGGTCTTTTTGATCATGCAGCAAACACCTGCCATCGCTCCTAATTTTTGATGGAGATCCAACAAGGCCGCCTGATTTTGTGTGATCACTGATTTTTTCAATCGATCCGTTGTAGTCATCTTTGCTTCAAAAACAATGGCACGTCCATCCCAGAGAGTGCCTTTATAATCTGGTTGAGCTTTCCCGATCGGATAAACGATCATTCTGCCATCGCCGAGTATCTGCTTCACACGAAAAGGTTCAGGTGTTTTTTCAATTAAAGCAATTTCTTTTGTTCTGTAATACCAACAACCTTGATCAATCATTTTTTCAAAGATATCGCCCAAATCATTGTTTACTCTATTTTGGTAATTTCTTGAAGACATCGTTTCTACCTACTTTCTGCATTAGTTTAGTAATAAATCCTTCTTTGTCATTTTGACCAAATGTATCTAGTGTTCTACGATAAATGCGCTCATAGTTTGCTTTGTCTTCAAAGCAAACGAATTGTGAATACCGATCACTCTTAACTATTCCTGCGTATGCTGAATGATCATTTAACTTGTTTGATGCAGCATCGCAAATTTGCTGATTTTGAAGAAACCGGATTTCCTTTTCTTCTGATTTGATTTCCAATGTTTTAATAAATGGAGAAAATTTCCCTTTGTTTTGATCATCAATGTTTAACATCAAAAAGACTTCCTGCATCATGTCGATACAATCTGATTTATCAAAGCAGGCGACCAGATACGTTTGTTTACTTTCCATTTCTACCTCTTTCTCTATCCATCATCATTTCTGAACAGTTCGATTTTGAAATACCATCCACGATCCTCATCGTAAATTTTCAATATATCTCCTAAAATTCGGTATTGAGGAAACCTCTTAAGGATTTCCTCTGCTCCATCATCGTTGGACATACCTAATTTATTTAGTTTTCTAAATGACCAATAATCATCGTTGGTTGTTTCGTGTGGCTCTTTGAGGTTTCGACTCTTGGACCATCGCTTTTGACCTTTCTTCCACTGGCGATTTTCCCATTTCTCTTGACCTGTTAAATAATTGACCAAGCCTTGCATCCCATCTGAATCGTATTGAATGTTTTGCACTTGTCTTCGACCAAGAGGCTGTTTCTTCTTTCCTCGTCCTTTAGACCAAACACTCTCGATTGCATCCCTTGATGGTCCATTGTTTAAAACAATATGGTGATGGATTCGAGTGATATAGCCTACTTCCTCATCGTATTGATAAGAGGTAAACCACATGTACTTGAGTTCGAACCTTTCTTTCTCATAGAGTCTTTTAAGTTTTTTCAAAGTGTTTTCTTGATCACGCTTTGCATCAGCAGGCTTTTCAGGTAGAAACTGATCGGAATAAGTGAATGTTGCATAGTAATCTTTCTCTCCAAAATTTGCATATAGAAACAATGCAGCCTTTCTTTTACTTTGGGCTTGATTCCATCTTGCTAGAGATAAGCCAGTAACTTTTTTCCTCCTACCTCTGGGTTCTCTACATTTTCGTTCCTGCTCGATCGTCCTACTATACAATCGGATTTCTTTATATGGTCCTGCTTCCACTCTGCGTTCTCTAACAAATGATTTCTTCATGACAAACACCCCAGAATTTTCTACGTCCGTTAAGTTAGTATCTAATACAAGGACGATAAAACGCCGAAATAGCAGCGTTTTTTGCAAAAATAGTCTGAGGATGGTATACTTATCTTGTCAGGGAATAAGTTATACCATTCTCAGAAGTCGCCAAATTTGGCGGCTTTTTTTATTGTTCTGAAAACTGGAAAAGAACCTTTTCTTCGGTTGGTTTTCCCAGATGAAAAATATGGTGATACAGAGTCCTTCCACGCAACTGAAATGTTTCTACTCTACCTCGTTCAGTTTTCGCTTCAATACTGTATACATAATTCTCGCCACGTTTTCTCATACGCACCTGCATCACAATTGCAGGCATCTTTTCCAAATATTCGATCGCCTTCGACAACATTTACATCACCTGCAGCTTTCACTCATATTGGATTCCGCCCTTTTTAACCAGATCCGGTAACAAATTTGGGATGGCCATTTGTAACTTTTGAAACTGATCATCTGAAACAACGAAATATAAAGCAATCGTTGGTGTCTCATCGCTATCAAATGAACGATCCTCTACTTCACATGTCGATTCAAACTTATTCCAGATAATCGACTTAATTTTTTGAGTGTATGGCTTAACATACATTCGATTAGTAGTGAAAATAATTTCTCTTTCTTTAAACATCTAGTTATCCTCCAATCATTAATAGGAAACAAATAGCTAACAAAATACCGTTTAACAATAAGCTGGCATAAGCAATCCCTTGTAATTGACGTGCTTTATACAATGGATTTTCATGGAGCGTAGCTAACCATTTCTTATTCACAAAATCACCACTTCCCCGTTTAAGTTAAATTTTTAGCGATTAGTCATTTTTAAATCCTTTTAGTGTATAATCTCCTTAGAGGAGGTGAAAAATATGACTTATACTACCGGAGAAAAACCCGGAAAAGGAACGTATACTTGTAAATCTTGTGGTCAAAATGTAACTCTTGATGATCACACGGACACGCTTCCACCGTGCCCGCGCTGTGATGGCTCAACCTATACGAAATAACTTTTCCTTGGCGGCTTGCACCTAAGCTGCCTTTTTATGTTTTACGAAGTAACATTTTCCAAATAACATCATCCATCTACATGTGAATTTACCTTCTTTTGTAGAATATTTTGTCCTGAAAATTCCTGTTTTCATTCTTCTCACTTCCTTTCAATCTGACATGATATTTGCCCAGTTTTCTTGCAAATACTTTGCCATTTCTAAAGCATTGAATTTCCAAGGGTTCCCTTTGCCTTTTGAGTAACGAACAAAACCGCCGTTCCTGACATCTAGTATCTCTCTGTTTGGATAAAGGATTTTTTCTTTTATCCAATCTTCGTCAGTAGTTTGCAGTCGTTCCTTAAGATCATCCATTGTCCATGTTTGACCCATCAAATCTTTTTTCTTTAACGATTCATATTCTTCAATCTCAACAACTTTTAAATGTGAAGGTATTAAGATTTGAATCGGTGTATTGATTTCAATGGTTTGAGACATAAATATTCCACCTCTTTCACAAAAACGTTCCCATTAGAGAACGTTTTTCTTAAAAAAAATAATCAAACTATCAGGACTATATCCTAAAATATCTGCCATTTTTACCAGTTCGTTTGCTCCAATAGCGACAATTCCATTTTCTCTCTTAGCATATGGTGTTCTAGTTTTCCATCCCATCAATTCCGCCATTTGATCTTGAGTTAATCCTTTTGCCACTCTTTCTGCCTTCAATCGTTGCAAATCAATAGTCATAATCAACTCACCTCCGTTCCCGTTCGAGTACAACACAAATATAAACCAATCGTTCCCGATTGTCAACAAATAAAAATACAATATTCATATTGTATCCATTTGGGAACGGTGGTATAATTAATCTATTAAGAACGGAGTGATAATTTGAGGAGTAATGATGAAATTATCGATTTGTTAAATTCGATACGAATAGATAAACAAATATCAATAAGCGAACTGGCGAGAAGAGTCGGAATGGCAAAATCTGCTATTTCTAGATACTTCAACAAAACAAGAGAATTTCCTTTAAATAGAGTTGAGGATTTTGCTAGAGCATTAGGAGTATCTTCTGAATTCATTTTAGGTTTTGAAGAAAGCCAGCAGCCTTCAACAATAGAATCTATTTATAATAAACTTGATTTAGCACGAAAAGAGCGGGTTTATAAATTTGCTGAAGATCAATTAAAAGAACAGAAAAAAGAAGCTTTCACAATTGCAGCTCACTCTGACGATCCTAATAGGAAGTTATCTAAGAAAGAATTTGAAGATCTAAATCGATATTTAGATGAAGCAGATAAAAAATTTGATGATAAGTAGGGTTGCAGATGGATGATTTTGAAAATCTTTTAAACAAGGTTACGACTGAAATTCCAGTTATAGAATTACCTTTAGAGCAGGATACTGGATATACAGGTCTTTATAGAAACAATCGGATCTACTTAGATAAAAATAAATCAAGTAGAAAAAAGAAGGTTGTTTTGGCTGAAGAATTTGGTCACCATAAAAGAACTATTGGAAATATTCTTAATTATAAAGATCCCGAGGCTTGGAAAGAAGAATGGAAAGCTAGAAGATATGGTATTGAAATTCTGATCACACTTGATGATCTCTTAGACTGTGCTTTGAATGGATGCAACAACATTTATGAATGCAGCGAACACCTGAACGTAACTCCCGAATTTTTTGAAGATACTCTCATTCACTATTTCAATAAATACGGTAAATACCATTATCATCGCAACTATAAATTTACATTCGACAATGAGTTTATATTCGTGGAACCTATTAAAATTTTTGGATAAACAAAAAATCTTTTGGAAGTTCCCGCTCCCAAAAGATCTGCTCATTTCTGAGACTGTACAAATATATTATATCAAAGAAATGAGGAAAGAAAAATGGCAAAAAGAGTTAGAGGCGAAGATGGTAAAATGTACAAGGTTAAGAAACCATTTTACAAAAGGGTTTGGTTTTGGGTACTAGCTATTATCTTTATAGCAATAGTGGGTAACGGTTTATCTGGTGGTAATAATGATTCTGCTGCCGAAAAATCTTCAAATAGCTCTTCTGTTGCAGACAAATCGACGAGTTCATCAATTAAAGAAGAAAGTTCATCTACAGTTGTTGAAAAAGAGTCTAAGCCAGAAGATAATGTTTCTAGCGAATTTAAATCTGCACTGAATCAAGCGAAATCATATTCAGATACAATGCACATGTCCAAACAAGGAATCTATGATCAGCTAGTATCCGAGTATGGTGGTCAATTTCAACCTGATGCTGCGCAGTATGCAATTGATAATATCCAAGCTGACTGGAATGCTAACGCACTGGCACAAGCTGAATCTTATTCAGATTCGATGCATCTGTCTAAACAAGGAATTTATGACCAACTAATTTCTGAAAATGGCGGTCAATTTACAGCTGAAGAAGCGCAATACGCTATTGATAACATTAAAGCTGATTGGAATGCTAATGCATTGGAACAAGCAAAGAGTTATCAAGAAAGCATGTCAATGTCCCCTGAAGGAATTAGAGATCAATTAGTTTCTGAATACGGAGGTCAGTTCACACAAGAAGAGGCTGATTACGCTGTTAATAATTTAAATTAATAAAAAACACGTCCCTCTTCTTGGCGGTCGAGGACGTGCTGGACCCAAATAAACGTAAGGCTTATTTAGTCATGCCTATTGTAGCAAAACTAAGGAGTTGAATCAATATGGCTAGTATTCAAAAGAAAGATAATGGTTGGCAGTATCGTGTTTCTTATAAGGATACTGATGGTAAATACAAAACAAAAACTAAAGGGAAATTCGCTACAAAAAAAGAAGCTCATTTAGCTGCAGCTGCTATTGAAAAAAAACTAACTGAAGGGTTTAAAATTTCTGATGCTGATCAAGAATTTCCTGTCTATTTTCGAGAATGGTATGAAGTTTATAGAAAAGGCAAATTTTCAAAAGCAAATGATGCTGATATAGAAAAGTCTATAAAATTTGCGGAAGCAAATTTCAAAGGAATAAAACTTAAAGATTTGAATAGGAAAATTTATCAGCAGAAGTTGAATGAATTTGCTAAAACAAGACGATCCTCCACTGTCTCTAAAATTCACATCTATATGAAAGCAGCCATCCAGGATGCACTGCAAGAAGGAATTATTTTTAAAGACCCTACTTATAAGGTTTCATCTCGTGGTGGTATTTCAGATAAATCAGATAGAGATAAATTCCTAAGCTACAATGAAACCAAAAAACTCACAAATTCTTTGATTGATGGCATCAAGCCAACCTACGTGTCTAGATATATGATTCTTTTAGGTATTGCTACAGGAATGCGATATGCGGAGATACTTGGATTGACTTGGAACTGTATAGATTTTGAAGATAAAACTGTTAGAGTTGAGAAAACATGGGACTATGTATACAAACAAGACTTTTCAAATACAAAGAATTACCAATCAATGCGCCTTATTACTGTTGACGACTTCACTCTTGACCTTTTAAAACAATTAAAGAAACATCAACGTGAATATTATTTTGGTAGGATACTAAAGAATGAGAAAAATCTAGTTTTCCTAAATGACGATATGGAGTTGATATCAAACTCTGCAGTAAACAAAACGTTGAAGAAACATCAAAAGAAAATTGGAATAGATCAACCGATAAACTTTCATGGACTTCGACATACACATGCATCAATACTTATCTATCAAGGTGTTAATCTAAAATACGTTTCCAGACGTTTGGGCCATAAAAAAATTGAAACGACATTAGGTATTTATCAGCATATTCTTGATGAAATGGAACAAAAAGAGTCTCAAATCGTTAGCACGACAATGAGTGAGCTGTTTGCATGA